CTGCGTTTTGCGACCGGATAGTTGGCCGACAGATGACCCGTGGTCGAATTGCGTGTGCTCATGTTCTCTTCGAGCGTGAGGGACAACAACATGGTCAGTCCTTCGGCGCAGCGGGAGCGTCTTCCTCGGCACGAGCCTGTTCCATGGCTTGCTGCATCCACTCTGGCATCTGGCCTTGCGTCCGCACCATGCGGATGATCTTGCGCAGCGCGTTCTTAGCATGAGACTCACTCATGGACATGATGGTGACGCGCGAACCGTTGGAGCGCACCCAGAGCTCGTCACCACAGAAGCGCACTTCTTCGTCGGTCGGCAGGGTGTAGGATTGTTGAGTTGTCATTGTTGTTCCTTGTTGAGTTAGATGTAGGGCCAGAAGAGCAGCAGACCCACGAGGGTCATAACCACTCCTAGGAAGGCTGCGAAGCCAAGACCATAGAGGAATCGGCCCATCATTCTAGTGTCTTTCGTTTGCTCCCACTCGAAGTAGGAGTCAGGCCCAACAGGATGCAGAGCAGCGAGCCGCTGATCAACAGTCCTGGACCCCAAGAGTTGAGAGGAAAGAAGAAGCATACCACCGTGCCCGCCGCCGTCAAGGTCAGGCATGTGAGGAAGCATACGAGTCGAAAAGTGTTGTAGGTCAAAGGAACTCCTTAGGCGGAGCGATTGCCGCCTTTGAAAAAGTCGAGTGACTTCAAGAAGTACAGAGCCTCGCCCTGTTCACCCATCTTGCCGTACACTCGATAACCGATTTGGTTGTGACCGATCTTCTTGCGGTACTGGTCACGCAGACCAACGTAGATGACGGAGGCACCCTGACGGCGCGCACGCTCGACAGTTCGGTGGCACCATGCACCAGTCGGGTTGATGATCAGCGGCCAGAAGCCAGACACCCACGGAAACTCGACCGGTGACTGGGTCGTCACGTCAACGGTCATCATGTTGAGGCCGCGTGTTTCGCGGGCTTCTTGAAGGATAGCGCTTGGGCCCGAAGTCAGATGCACCATGCATACTGAGGACGGGACCCGACGGAGGTACTGCCAGAAATCCTCCGTCGGTTTGAATTCGTTCTTATTAGTTGTTTCGTCCATGATTACCTGATTGTCCATGCTGTCCATGAGGCATATTTACACGTCACGCGCGTTCGGCACTAGCTCCGCCTTCTTCCAGTTCGCCGGGCGGTACGAAACCGTTTGCCTTGTGGTAGTCAGCTTGTTGAGCCTGATTGTTGATGGCTTCTTGGAGAAGACGATAGGTCTCGGCCCTCCGGTCCTCGGCGCGTCGCGCAGCCTCACTGCACCCGAACGTGATGACCATGCACAGCAAGTAGCCGGCGAGGAACCACACGAACGAGCTCTTGCCCTGCGGCGGAATCCAGACACTGGACACCAGCCAAACGACAAGAAGGGCAATGAAGCCCACTAGTATGCGACCCATCATTTGGTTGTGGATCTGTCTGTTATTTCTTTCCATGAAGTCTTCTCCTAAATGCTTTCAAGATGAGTTGTCGGCCTTCAGGCTAGTGCCGTTCCGACCGGGTTTCAGATTGCGAATCTGTTCTAGTTGCGCTTCGATCTCCTTCTGATGTGCGACCCTCCGTCGCTTGATGTCTAAGTTCACCTGCCTGATGGTCAGAAGTGCATGGATCACAGCGTAGGCAACCCACGCCAATACTCCAAGCACCAGAACCAGTAAGAGGGTGTTCATGTCGTGTCTCCTTCATCGATATTGAAGCGAAGGGCTTCGGCACGCGCACTTGCCAAGTCCAGCCATTCGACTGTCCAGTAGTGTCGCGCGTGCCGACTGTCCTTCACCTTGTTCCACTTGCGTTCGAGTTCAGCAAGTGGTTGACGTTGGCGCAGCAGATCGATACGTTGCTGCCGCGCCGTCTTCATGTGCCGTGTCCTTCGATCAGCACCTTCTTGACACTGATCTCCACCTCGACGGCTCCGCACTCTTCAACGCACGCCCGCTTGTCTTTCAAGTCTTGCTCCGTGCGATAGATCGTGAGGGGCTTCACGTCCTGCTCCAGATGGTATGTGAAGTCGACCGCGCACATATAGCCGATCTTGGAGCTCCGGCTTTTGACCGGGCTGCTCAGGCCTGTCTGCGGATAGGGCGATTGCCACACGTCCTTCGGTTCGTCCAGTCGAATCATGTACTGACCCTCGACCCAATCGGGACTGTCGCGGAACTGATCCGTCAACTGACCCAAGGTAGCGGGACGCCAGCAGGGGATCTGGCCATCCGAATACCAAACCCAGATCTTGTGGTCACGAATGTCCGGGCCATCAGCGGTCCTGAAGTCGCGATCATCCGTCACTGGTTGGGCTGGCAGTGTTTTCTTTTCATTGTCCATATGTCGTGGTCCTTTCGGTTAAGTAGTTTCACCGTCCTCGGCCTGCTCGATCTTCACCGGACTCATGTCGATGGCGAAGCGTTTGGCGTCCTTCAGCGGTCGGATCTCCCTGACTGTGGCCCGCACCCGTTCCAAAGCCTTGGGCTTGGCGCTCAGGTAGTCGGCCATCTGTTGCGTGTCCATGTCTTTGGTGGCCCTTGCGTAGAGCAGCTGAACCAGCAACTCGGTGGGGATATGTTGGGGCATCCCCGGTACGCTCTCGAGTCCCGCTTCATGGGCTTCCAGAATCTTTCGGCCGTTCAACTGGAACATGCGTACCAGATGAGTCTTGTCCACGACCTTCATGACCTCGTCGCGTATCATGGCACCCCAGTCGCCGTCGTAGGTCTTGGGATTGCCCACCAGCTTGATCAGGTCGTCGAGCCGTGTAGCCCTCTTGTTCTTGAACCACAAGTGGGTCAGCTGGATGTCCAGCCTCAACCGGTTCCTGATCGTATCGGGAATGGAGGCCCGGACGGCTTCCACATCTTCGCCCATCTCTTCGGCCTTCCGCACCATCTCGGTGGCTTTGTCGTAGAAGCCGATCATGCACACTGTTCTCCTCTGTGCATCGAGTATCTTCAGGCGGAACGAATCCTTGTATTGGCTGTCAATCCACTGCACGTTCAGCATGTCGGCCAGGAACTCTTGCATCCCGTCGTCGCGCTTTCTGCGTGTCAGGTGGAACATGGAGTGCCACTCGTTCAGCATCTTCAGAGGATCGCGCATCTCTTCAGTGTAGCAGGCCCATTCCAAGCTGTTGATGTGGATCCGCGCCTTCTCGATCTCCCGATGAATCCGTTTGGGAGCCTTCATCCCGGCATCTCGCTCCAGCCGTTCCAGGCACTTGTTCCAGCAGAACTTCAATTGCTTGACGGGATTCGGGCTCCCGTACACATTGCTGCCTGTGATAAAAGTAAGTGGATTGCCGCTCAGGTTCAGGTACTTCTTCTTGGCGTTGTTCTCGTTGGCGCGCATCGACAGACACATAGTCGATTTCTTCCTGGTGACATTGAAGCGCATCTCCCGCTCAGCCACCACGGCCCCGGCTTTGTCCATCATTATCTTCAGCTGCGCGCTCTCATCTTCGCTCAGTTCCATCTTGGACTCAGACTGATCTACAGAACTTTGCCCGCCGTAGCTCCCGTAAGAGGCATTCGCCAAGTGGCTCAAACTGGTCCCCGTGCGAGACCCGTCTAGCATGATGTTGTGTGGTTTCTTCAGTTTCATTGTGCTTTGTGACCCTCTGGTCTTCCTGTAGCTTATTTACACCCTCTCCCCTACTGAACCGTGTACCTTGTTGTACTTCCTTGTACTACCGCTTTCGTAGTACAGAATCTTGTCTCTTATTTCTGCGAAAACTGCTCTTTTCTGGAGAGTCGTTCTGTACCATATATATGGTAGTACAGAGTCATCGAAAAAACTCCTATATTTGAGATCCCCTCTACTACGTCTCCTGAACCGTAGTGGAATGGACTCCGTTGGGGACTGCTATCGTGCCTGAAGGCCGGGTAGACCCTCCAACCGTGTCCCCACCACTCCACAGACCTCCTACATCCCCACCATCCACAGGTAGAGGACTCCCTATGTATATGGTAGTACAGACCCCTGTATACTATGTATTCGTTTGTCAATAGGAGTGGCGAGGAGTCCTGTGTCTACGTGGGATCAGGGAGGGACCTGATCATCATGGTCATCTTGCCAAGCTCGTTCCTGCCTCTGCCTGTCTTCCAGTCCTCTCCCCAGAAGTAGTCACCCCAGTTGTTGCTTTCCACCAAGACCTTGTTGCCGGTGCGCTTCAGCTTCTTCCACTGCTTCGGGTTGTCTCGGAACATCTGCAGGCGGCAGAACATCATTGCTCCGTACCTCAGCTCCTGCCAGTTAGCACGCAGTTCGATCTCCTGACCTTGCTTTTGCGCTTCCCACGGCTTGATGGTCGTGAAGTGCTTCCAAACCAGAGGATCGTCGGACTTCCATGCCTGATAGCCGTTCTCGACGGAGGGGAACTCCAGATCGAATAGGTAGATCGGATGATCCTCATCGACCCAGAAGTTGGAGAGCCAGCGCGACTCGCCAACAAAGCCACTGATGTGCGAACTGCTGATGATGCTCTGTCTCTTGCCGTTTTCATCTATCAGCATGTTGTCTTTCCTTGTGGACGGCTCTGGCCTCTTCGGCAGCCAGCATGTAAGCGTGGATCTTATCGAGTTTCCGCCGGAAGCGCGAACGCCACACGCCGATGTACTTGGTGAGGAACAGCTTGACGGCCAAGTCGCTGTAGTCGTAGCTCCCTGTCTCGTCCATCAGCTCGATGATCGCGAGGTTGATGAACAGGTTGTCCACGTCCAGTGAGTCGCGCTGAAACATCATAAGGGATGTCCGATCCAGTACATCGGCGATGGACTCCATGCTGCTTTGCTTCAGGTAGTCGTCCTGAAACTTGTTCATGTCGATCACGTCCATTTGAAGTCCTCCTGAGTGAAGCCGACCCACAGAGAAGCAGGTTCAGGGAATTCACCTTTGGCTCGGTGCAGGAACGACGTCCAGTTCTTCAGCTCCGATCGGAATGCATAGGTGCTGCGAGCAAGAGCCGTTGCCGACAGCGCGTCTAGCTGATCCATACTGATACGTGCCAAGCACTCGTCGATAGTCTCCCAGTTTTGGCTGCCACGTAGACGGTCGATCGATACCATCATGTCACGAATGCTGAATCGATTGGAAGGCAGTTCTGGAATGTAAACGGCTACGCTCATGACGCGGTTCGCACTTCATTCTCGTACAGACCACGCCATACGCTCTCTTCGCCCTTGCGATGATTCACGAACTCTTCCTTGCAGCGGCGGAGATAGGCGTGCCACGCGGGTACGTGCATGCGGAACGCGTAGGTGTTGCGTGCTAGTGCCACTGCGGTCAAGACGTCGATAGTCTTCACGTCCACCTTTTCCAGCGATTCCGAGATAGCGTCCCACATCTGGCGCTTCTTCAGGTACTGCGAGCTGATGACGATCATCTTCAGCCCTCGGTTGCTACACGGTTGCTCCGGGATGTACAAGCCCGTGATTTCCTTGAGAAAGCCATGGCTAACGTTGTAGAGTTCTTCTACCTCGTCTTCAAGGACCTCGTTCTTCTTGCGCACGCCCTCGAGCAAGGGCTGGTTCTTCTTGAGATTCCGTTCAGCCAAGCACTTCTCGATCTGGTCAGGAGGGAAGCGCAGGAAGTCGATGACAGGATATTCACCAGAGTCACTGGCTTCACCATCATCGAAGTAAACGCCCGGACCGGCAGCGTATCGCGCCAGAATGCGACGCACCTGACGCTCGCTCTTGCTCATGAGCTTCGACGGATCAACATAGGTCGGAACACCGGCTGCCACGTCGAAGATGTTGAAGAGCTTGGACTGCTGCTTCTTGCGAATCTTCTCGATCATCTCGTCCGACTGCACGCGCTCCAACTCGGCAGTGCCCTCGACATTCATGTTGACGTCGAACGCGTTGCACAAGGCTGCGAGCGTGACCATCACGCCGCCTACTTCCTGCTTCACTTCGCCGACAGGTCGGTTGAACACATAGTCCACGACGGCCATCACTTGATCGCGGGTAGCGCCCCCGGCCTGCACCAATTCCACGGCTTCCTCGATGAACCGGAACAGGCGAGTCGGTTTGTGCACTGCGACCTCGGTGCCGAACACCTTGCGCGTCCACGGGAACACCTGCTCCTGGAAGGAGGGCTGCAAGGTGCAGGCCAACCACGCGTCGTAGCACGGTTGCAGGTATTGACCAGGATTTCCAAGCTGCGTGTACTTGGAGGCTCCGTACCATTGCTGGAAACGGGACCGCGTGGTTTCCACTTCCTTCTTCACCAGTTCGTAGCTCATGATTGTTCCTTGTTATTCAGTTACTCGTTGTCGTTCACATCGGGAGTAAGATGCAGAGGAATGTCTGTCTTCTTACCAACTATCACCCAGTCATCGGCGTAGTGGTGTTCGTCGCCCGGTACGAAGAACACTTTGCTGGTGTTGCCCACGAAGACTGAGACAACCTTGTCGTCATCAGTCCACGCAGTCATCAGGCGGATGCCTTCCTCACCACCGCAGATGATGGGAATGCCGTCCTCGGTTTCACCCATCGGCACAGTTGTCATGTGGGCTTGACGTCGTACTGCGCTTCCCTCACGCATGCACACCATGGCTTCTTTCCAGTTCATGGCACTTCCTTTCGAGGCATCGCGCGTTGTCCTTCATTCTGCACGTCACCGTTGATATTCAGGTTTACGAGCTTCCCGCGCAACTCACCAACGGAGGCCACCAGATCACCGGGCTTCACCGGATCGAGTGCTGTTCCGGTCACAAAGTATGGAGGGCCTCTTCGTTCACCGATCGGAAAGCCGACAGCTGGATCAAGCTTCACACTGGGAGGAGGACCGAACACTGTGCGCGTATCCATTCCCAACGTCCACGCAGGTGGTTTGACGAAGTCTGCGAACAGAGTGGGCTGCACCACTACGAAGGCCATGAAGTGGTATAGGAGCTTCAAGCCTCCGGTATTCGGATTGGGATCCCACAGCAGACTCTGATGATGCCCCATAACCACTGCGTGATCGCGAATCGTGTGACCATCCACAGCATTGGAACTCTGTCCGATTCCGATGTAGGCCGGGCAATCGTTCAACAGCATCTGATCGTACTTGTCGACCTCTAGAACGAATAGTCCCACTGAAGCCGCCCACTTGCGCACGCCCGGCCAGAACAATCCGTCGTGCTTGTCTATGAAGTCAAGGTCACCAAAGTGAGGCACTCGTTCCAGAGGCACGTTCAACAAGGTAGCGACACAAGCCTGCAAGCAGTTGCCATTATCCAAAGTCTTGCCGTCTTCGCTCACGCGAGTGAACAGCGTCTGTGCGACCTTGTTCACAGCCTGCCCCAGTTGTCTACGATATTCCGCACCTTGACGTTCAGACGGTTGTAGCTGGGAGTCAGGTCCAGCATCCACGTGTTCTGGTTAGCCATTTCACGCTCGAATACCTTGGCGTCGAAGCCGCTGCTGCCGTAGATATTCTGCGGATTGACAATGCGAGTGCCACCGTTGAACGCTTGCTCGTAGCTATGACGGCCGAGGATTCCGAAGTACACCATATGATTCGACGGATACCACGCGAAATTGGAATTGCGACCCAATTTCTTCACGCAGATTTTGTCCACAGACTTGGACAATTCATCCGGATAAAGCTTGACCTCCTCAGCAGACTTGTCGCTGACGAATCGTGATGCGTGACCTTGAGTGTCAACCGCGCACGTATATTCATTCGTCGTGTTGAGTTCCTGTTCCATTTATATGTTCCTTGCTACAGTTCGGTTGTTAGACTGTGAGTGATTCACTACCCTATTTACACGTGAATAATGTCCAACGGGTACAACACGCCTTTTGGGCTTTTTGCACTTTTGGCTGCAAACGGTATTTTGATGCGTCGGGTTAGCAGGTGCTTGCCTGATTTCTCAACGAGAATTCTCAACAAGGAGTCTGCATGGACAAAACCCTCCAGAAGAAAGCCGCTGTCATCGCAAGCGCGGCGAAAGAAGCCGGCGGGATGTTTGTTTTCGCGACCACCGAGACCAACCTCCTCCATGACGCGAACGCGTCCGCTGTCATCGCGAAGTTCAAGTACCTTGAACACTCGTGCACCGATTGCGGCACCGTGTTCGCAGCGCCCGAGATCGCTGGCATGCAATACCATTGCAGCGCTTGCGGTTCCGGTCGTGTGGAGGCCAGTGTCAAGGTCGTGAAACCAGTCATCGCCAACGACGAAGCCCTTTCGCTTGTGAACTGCACGGCGTGCCACACCCACAACGTTCTGCCCAAGGGCGTCGTTGCGGCCACTTCCCACCTCAACTGCACCGCATGCGGTCACCCGATGCACTACAAAAGCACTGCCTCCACGAAGGTCAAGGCAGATCTGGGCGATGATCTCGACCTGGACGGCCTCGACGGTCTGGACGACGGCCTCGATGGCGAGCTGTTGGATCTGGACGATATCGACTCGATGGACACCGTGGACATCGAAGACGACTCGCTGTTCGACGACGTGACTGCCGCTGACGATGGTCAGGACATCCCGTCGAAGGAAGACGGCGAAAACACCAACGAGATCCCCTCGGACCAGCCTCTGGACATGGATCCCGCCGTCACGCCCGCCGTGTCGAAGGGTGACGACCAAGGCATCGATCCGCCGGAATCGCCTCCCGTGACTGTGGACCTGCTTTCCGAATTCGACTCGAACAAGGACAGCAACCTCAGCCCCGAAGGCACCCAGCTCTCGTTCGTCTACGTCGGCAAGAGCATGAGCATCGCTGCTGCTTCCGCCGATCAAGTCGTGGTTCTGGCTACCCTGAGCCCCGAAGCTGCTGGCGAAAACGCCGAAATGCTGCAAACCGCTGCCTTCCAAACGGCCGTGGCTCACAGCATCCGGACGCTCGGCCTCAGCAAGACGGTTGCCAACTACGGTTTCAAGCCTGCATCCGTCACGGTCAACGTGAAGGCCGAGGCCCTGAAGCGCGTGGAAGCCACCGTCGCAACAGACAAGAAGAAGATCACTGCAAAGATCGCCGAGATCGCTGCCGACTTCCAGCAATCGCTGGACATCGCAGCTGCTGGTTTTGCTGCCAACTTCTGGCGCAACAAGCAAGACCCGGTGAAGGCTGCGCTGATCAACGAGTTCACTTCCATCGGCGTGAAGAACGCTGCCAAGGTCGTGGATCGCATCTTCGCCTCGCATGGCGTTGCGCAAGTCCGGGAAATCCTGACGATCGCACGCGAGCTGTCGGAACAGGACGTTGCTGCCCGCAACGGTCTGGCTCAGGCAATGAACCTCAGCAAGTACCTGCCCACGCAGGCAACTGTTGAAGACGAGTCGGACCTCGAACGTCTCGACACGGATGATGTTGAAGATACGGAAGAAGCTACCGTTGCCACGGTCGCAACTCCTGTGTCGACGGTCACCGCGCGCAAATCCGAAACCGCTTCGCCCTACAAGACGTCTGAACTCCAGTCGATCCTGGGTGGCAATTCTCTGTTCAACTAAGGAGCAACTCAATGCTGTACTTCCCCAAAACCCGCGTGGCGATCTCCCATGAAGTGCCGATCGCTGTGGGCGCATCCATCCTCGCCGAAGGTCTGGCCATCGTTGCCGACAACACCGGCGGCGTCTTCGGCGGCAAGCCCTCCGCAGGTGCCAACACCGACAAGTTCCTCGGCATCTCGATCTCGCAAGAGTTCCCGCTGACCGCTGTGCCCAAGGTCGAAGAGCGCGTTCAGCCGGTGGCAAACACCATCGTGCTGGCTCGCACCCCGATCAGCGGCACCATCGGCGTGTTCGACGTGACCGACGGCGTTCCCCTCGTGGTGACGACCGACTGGACCGTGTCGGGCAAGACCATCACGCTGGACGCAGGCTCTGTCGGTCACACCATCCGTGTGACCTACAAGTTCGTGCCCACCGCGTTCGAAGCTCGCGCCATCCAAGGTGACGTCTATCCGGGCGGCGCCGCTGGCACCACGTTCGGTCAAGTCGGTCTGCTGAAGAGCGGTGCCGTCTACACCGACCAGTTCGACAGCGCCGTCAACTGGAGCGCTGCTCCCGTCGCGATCTCCACGGGTGCCAACGGTCAACTGACCATCGGCGGCTCGGGTGTCGTGATCCCCGCAACGGTCATCCAAGTGCCGAACACCGCTTCGCCCTTCCTGGGTATCCTGCTCGCAGCTGCCTGATCGGCGCCCTGACGGCACAACCAACACACACGGAGAATTCAACTCATGAAAACCAAGTCCAACATCGTCGTGGCATCCGACTACCGCTCGCCCGGTAGCATCGAGCGCTTCGTCGGTCACAACGGCGAAGTGAACGCCAGCTCGAAGCGCGACCTCCTGTCGCAGCAACTCAAGCTCGTGGCCGCCACCGCTCGCGGTGAAGTGACCACCAGCGAGAAGATGGAACGTGCTCTGCGCAACAAGGCGCTGGTGCAAGCCATGTTCAACAACCCCGCCGTCCACAAGGAACTGGGCGAGGTCATGGCACAAGACCTGTACCAAGCACAGAACCGCCGTGGTTTCTCGCGGAAGTTCCTCGCGCGTCAAGATCTGGTCCCCGGCCAGTTCCCGACCGTGAAGCTCCGCCGCAAGGACGTGGTTGCCACGTATGCGACGAGCGCCACCAAGACCGAAACGCAAGTGATCCGCGACAAGCTGTTCATGCCGCCGGAAGTCATTCTGGAAGCACGTCCCTTCGTCGATCAGCGCGAGCTGAACACTTCCGCTTCGGACGTCCTGGACGAGAAGTATTCGGAAGCCCTCGAATCCATCATGGTCGGTGAAGACCGCCTGTGGATCAACGGTGCCAACGAAACCGTCGGCCTCGACAACGACCTGACCATCATCTCGGGCACCCTGACCCCGCTGACCCTGATGGAAGTGCACACCAACGTGGCACGCTGGAACCTCCCGGTTCCCCAGCTGCTCATCGCGTCGGACCTGTACAACGACATCGTCGGCGACGCCTCGTTCATTCAGGCCATCGAACCCGTGGCTCGCCACGAGCTCATCATGACCGGTGAACTGGCTGTGCTGTACGGCATGACCATCACCAGCGATGCGTATCGCCATCCGGAACACCGCGTGCTGTCGCAAGGCGAGTTCTACGCGATCTCGGATCCGGTCACGCACGGTCAGTACACCGATCGCGGCGGCATCGAAACCGAAGTGATCACCGGCGCTACCGAGAAGGTCGCTGGTCGCGGCTGGTGGATGACGGAGTCGTACTCCATGGTCATCGCCAACACCCGCTCGGTGGCCAAGGGTATCCGTAGCTGATAGCAGGGCCTGAGGGAAACCTCAGGTCGTGTCCACCAAAGACCACAAGAAAGGGGAGCCTCTCAAAAGGAGCCTCCCCTTTCTTTTAGCTTTCGTCTCATGCCGAGTCTCTACTGCTGTAGAGGCCTTTCTTGGAGTCCTTTGCGCGAGGGGCTTCTCGTCAGGTTAGCATGTGGCGAACGGCGCCATTAGTCTTAAGGAACAACTGACTATGAAACACTACTCGAAATCCCTTGACCTTCTCATCGCTTCCCAACAGCTCGCGCTCAAGGGAAAGATGCAAGAGTCGGCGAAGTACTTCGCCAAGGCTCTGAAACAGAAGGACCTCAAGAAGACTCTGGCGGCCCTGGACCAACTGAACGGCGAGAATGCAAAGCGTGAGCAAGCAGAAGCAGCCGGTCTGAAGCCCAAGGTTGCAAAGCCGGCGAGTGCGCCGGTCGTCAAGCGTAAGGCCACCACGGCCAACGACTCTGACATCTTCAACTCGCTGATCGACGACATGTCGGCTGAAGAAGCCGATCTGGACGACGTTCTGGAAATGCCCGAAACCGCTGGTGAAGACAACGGCCAAGGCGAATCGGATCTCGACGTCGGCAACGACGACGCTTCGGACCTGGACACGAGTCCCACCGAAGACACCGAAGAAGCCACGTTCGACGACATGGACTTCACGGATCTGGCCGACCTGAGCGACCTGTCCGACGAAGACTTTGGCGGCGACGACTTCGGTAGCGAAGAAGCCAATACGACCGGTGAAGGTGATCTGGACACGCGTCCTCCGACCCCGTGCGACCCGGAAGAACTGCCCGAAGGTGAAGAAGCCCCGACGCCGCCCCCGGTGCCGAAGGCTGAAGACACCACCGTTGTCAGCAAAGCGCGCACGGCTGCTCTGGCAGCGCGCAAGAAGCAGCTGATTCAGGCGAAGAAGGCGAAAGCCCTCAAGCTGGCCCAAGCCTCCCCAGAGGAAAAGGCTCGCATCGAGAAGATGACGCGAGTGAACCACAACCTCGCGGCGCTCCAGCGCATGAGTCCTGTGATCCAAGCAGCTCGCGTTGCTACTCGCCCGAAGAAGTAACGTCTCTCCAGAGGAGATAGTTGGCCCAAAGACCGGCTCCGAAAGGGGTCGGTCTTCTACATGAAGAACGCCATGGACAACACTCTGACGCCTATCGAAGGCCTTATCCTTTCGGGACTCGCGGAACGCTTTTTTAAGGTGTTCGGAGTCCCGTTGTTGTTTTACAATGGACCCGACGTGAAAACCGTCGCGGCCCAGATGCTGCAGAAGAAAGGCTTTCCGCAGTATCCGTTCGCTCACGCGCGAACCTCCAATTGGGAGATCACAGAGAACTCCTACAAGCCGAACACCATGTTGCGTCGTGGTCTGCGCAGTCGTTCCAGTGACGACTACGTGCTGGCCTACCAGCTGAACCTGACGCCCGTCACCACCACGTATGAAGTCACCTTCTATGTGCAGAGCTTCAAGGAGGTCAGCACTCTGGTCCGGACGTGGCTACTGAACGCAGTCCGCAACTCTCTGAACGTCACCATCGAATATGGTGTCGGCGGTCTCGACGTCAACGTCTCCATGGATCGCAACATCACAACGCCCAATCGCGAAGGCGGCACCACCGAGGTCAAAGAGTACCAGATGGTGACGAACATGCGATCTAACGGATGGATGGGCGAACAGATCAAGACCAGTCAAGCGGTGACTGGCTTGGAGTATCAGATCAGCATGCTGGAGGAGCAGGGACGCAAGGGTGCGACTGTCTCTATCTTCTCGAAGCACTGGCCCTCTGCTCAATGTGGCACCTGCACCGGAGGGGACAATCCCCCTGTCTACGAAGGCGACGCCAACTTCGTGTATGTCCGGAACGACCCCTCGACCGTGTGGCATATCACGCATAACCTCAACAAATTTCCCAGCGTGACAGTGGTAGATCAGTTCGGCAACTTGGTGGAGGCTACCGTCAACTACCCGAGCCTGAACAGCGTGATCGTAACGTTCGGTCAGATGTTCACTGGCAAGGCTTTCCTGAACTGAGGTTAGCTTGTGTCAGACACAGTAGGACCTCCAGACGCGAACTTCGTGTTCGTGCAAGCACTACCCAGTGCTGAATGGGTTGTGGCACACAATCTCAACAAATTCCCGAGCGTCGAAGTCGTAGACTCGAACGGGGATGAAGTGGAGGGCGATACCCACTACCTCAACACTTCTACTGTGGTCCTTACGTTCGTGGGGGCCTTCAGTGGTAAGGCCTTTTTCAACTGAGGACTGACATGACCAAGAAGATTCTTGTTAACTACGACTTCGGCAATCTGGAGTCGTTCAAGTTCCGTCTCCAGAACCTCGCTACCGATCCGACAGGTAGCGAGGGCAGTCTGTACATGAACTCTGTAGCGCACAAGCTCATGTACCACAACGGAACGGCTTTCGTCGATCCGACTGCACGCGCACAGCACACCGGTACGCAGACTGCCAGCACCATCAGCGATCTGGCGACTGTCGTCAAGGCCTATCGTCTAGATGAGTTCGCACTGCCTACTGCGAGCGTGAATGTCAACTCGCAGAAGATCACGAATCTGTTGCCCGGCACACTGGGCACCGACGCGATCAACCTGAACCAGCTGAATGCCGTCAAGAACAACACCGACTGGAAAGACTCGGTGCGTGCGGCTACCACGGCCAACATCACGTTGAGTGGCCTGCAGACTGTCGACGGCATATCGCTGACGGCTGGTCAACGCGTTCTGGTCAAGGATCAGACGGATGGCACTCAGAACGGCTTCTATCTGGCAGCCAGCGGCGCATGGACTCGCACTGCCGATGCAGCTGATGGCACGACCCTGAGCTCCTCGGCTTCGGTGTTCGTAGAAGAAGGCTCCACGTGGGCTGGTACGCAATGGCGTGTCAGCAACACGGGCACCATCACGGTCGGATCTACGGCTATCACGTTCACGCAGTTCGGTGCAGGCTCCAGCTACAGCGAAGGCAACGGCATTGACATCACGGGCAACGTGATCTCCGTAGACACTGCTGTCGTGGCTCGCAAGTTCAGCATCAGCATCGGGGATGGCAGTGCCACCAGCATCGCAGTGACTCACAGTCTCGGCACCAAGGACGTGAGCGTTACCATCCGCGACAACTCGGATGACTCCCATGTAGAAGCCGATATCGTGAGCTCCAGCACCACGCAAGTCACCCTCGGATTCGCAGTGGCTCCTACCTCCAACCAGTATCGAGTGACGGTCATCGGTTAAACGGAGGCCTAAATGGCAAAGAGATTTCTTGGCTCCGCACCTTCCGCACCCTCCGATGTTGTCCGCAAAACAGACCTCGACGGACAGACGACTTCAGATACTACCATCGTCAGGACCACTGGCGCTCAGTCAATAGCGGGCGCCAAGACTTTCACAGATACTACCACCAGCTCCTCGTTCGTCGGTCCACTCACAGGAAACGCGAGCACAGCAACGACGTTGCAAACACCTCGCACAATTGCACTATCCGGTGCGATCACAGGCACGGCTACTAGCTTCAATGGTAGTGCCAACATCAGCATTCCTGTGACATCCGTCAATCTGGCGGATGCAGCCATGACAGGGTCGCTTCCTGCTGCGAAGGGAGGCACTGGACAGACAACCTACACGGTAGGCGACATACTGTACGCTAGCTCTGGTTCAGTCTTGAGCAAGCTAGCGAGCATCGCTACTGGGAACGTCTTGCATTCTGGGGGAGTTGGTGGTTCTCCTTCGTGGGGAAAAGTGTCTCTGACGTCTGATGTGTCTGGAGCCTTACCCGTTGCGAATGGAGGAACCGGAGGAACTACAGCTGCAGATGCACGCACGGCTCTAGGCGCAGTGAACATCGGCGGCGACATAATGACCGGCAATCTGTCGATCAACAAGGCCTCGGCCTCTCTCACAGTAGCCGCTACTAGTGGTGATTCGAACTTCCAGCAGACTGCAGCTGCGGGTTCGGCAACGAACATTACCGGGTATCGTTCTGCTTCCCCGAGATGGCAGATTGTTCTTATGAGCAACGAGACTGAATCGGGGTCGAATGCAGGAGCGAACTTTGCGATCAATCGATTCTCGGATGCAGGTGCGTATAACGGTAGTGCCTTTTCCATTCGTCGTAGTGATGGTCTCGTCACTATCCCAGGTGTGCTAGTGTGCAGTCAGAGTGGCAACTTTTCGACAGTATCAGTCGCAGGCAGTGTTGGCACAACCATCACCAATAGCAGCGCCGGTCTATCTGGTTCTGTCTATTACAACAACTTCTGCGTCACGGTTGTTCAAGGATCAACTGGCATCTTGAGCTATCAGCACTTCCCAGGCAACTACGCTCAATGGCAGATACAGGTCAACGGCACTTCCAACTACACCTTCCCGAACTCTGGTCGGGCTCAAGCTCCAGTAGCTTGGGATGTGGTTTCCGATGTTCGCCTCAAGACCAATTTCGAACCGTTGCTTAACGCATTGGATCGTATCGATCTCATTGAGGTCTTGACGTTTGAGCGTATTGACGAACCGGCCTCGATGGACGGACCCTCACATCCGACTCGTTATGTAGGAGTACCTGCTCAGCAGATGCAGATGGCAATGCCCGAAGGTGTCACCGTTTCAGGTACTGAAGAATTGCCTGATCGACTTGTGATTGCCTCTGATAGCTCTGGCTTGCTATCCCTCGCAGCTGTGAAGGAACTGAAGGCCCTAGTGTTGTCGTTGCAAGCGGAGATCGCTATTCTGAAAGGAGCTCAGGCTGGTTGAATTAATGCTCTAAGACCTAAACAGGATCAGCATGATCCTCATCCAGTCACAGCCCTTCCAACTTGATAAGTTAATTTGATATGAATCATTCAAGGCCTTTGGCCCGTAGTCAACCACTGACAGTCATCTGTCACCTGTTCAATGCTGGAGGAACTTGATGCCTAGTCTTAATAACAAGGCGCTCCTGTTCGAGATCAATACGTTCATCGCCGACAACAACATTCGACGATCCGTATTGACCTTGGCAACCAACACTCAGTCCACCGACGGCGTGTTGAACGATCGGAGTCTGCTGGTGAAAACTGGCCTCGTTACCCCAATCGTCATCGATTGCGTGGACAACAACAAGGCCACCATAATCAAGTGCACGGGCGGGCCGCTAACGTTCACTGTGAAGATTGCTGACAACGAACCCGACACCTTCCCGGTCGCGAGCGTGTGGGTCATGACCACGAACATCAAAGAACTGTCCGTCACCAATCCGGGCACGCGCGACATCCAGATGCGCATCATTCAGGTGTAAGCCGGTGTCGCACGCAAACCTACCTTCCAAACACATACAGGAACCGTCATGAAAGTCTTGAATAGCCTTCGCGAACTCGTTACCATCGAAATCATGCTGGCAAACGGCACCATCGACTCTGTCAACATCCAGCCGCGCGGTCGTGTGACCCTGCCTCCGGGTGCCAAGATCAACCCGGCCAAGGAAAAGCTGTACGCCAGCTACACCAAGGTCGTCGCCGACGTCGTGGCTCCCACTGCCAAGACCGAAGCTGTTCCCAAGTCCACGAGCGGCGAGACCTCCGGTACGAGCTCCGTGTCCCTCACGCAGTCGATCAAATAGGACCAGACCGGCCTACCTCGACTGACATACGCACACTCATAGGAGAAAGTACATGACTGGTCTTTACCAACAAAGTGCAGACGTTCGCTTCCGTGAAATCGACTTGTCCCAGTCGATCCGGAATCGCAGCTCTGCCAACGGCGCGCTGGTGTTCGTCAGCAAGAAGGGTCGTCTCGGCCGCTTCAACGTGACGACCTGGACCGATTTCGTTGCCGAATACGGCGAACGTGACGCGGCCATTTCCTTCGGTCACTATGTGGCCCACGACTTCTTCGACGATGGCAGCTCGCTGGACTGCGTTCGCGTCGCTGGCGCAGGCTACAAGTACAGCGCCGCCTTGCTCAAGGACGACGGTTCCGGTGTCAGCTCCATCTCGAGCATCTCCGGCGGTATCGTGGATCCGGACAACGTCGACTGGGACGCACTAGTCACCGGCGGTGAAATTCCTCTGCTGGTGTTCTTCCCGAAGAGTGGTCCCGGTTCGTACGGCGACAACATTCAAGTGCGCGTCACCTCGCAGAACATCGCAACTCCGGCAGCTCCGACCCTCACCGGCGTGGCAACGGGTGGTATTCTGGCGGCAGGCACCTACGGCTACGTGATCAGCGCCATCAGCGCCAACGGTGAAACTCTCGCCTCGGCAATCGCAACTGTCACTCTGGCATCTACGACCATCGGCTCTGTCTCCATGACGTGGCCTCTGGTCGAAGGTGCTCGCGGCTACAACATCTATGGTCGGGGTGCAACCGGCCAGAAGTTCATGGCGACGGTAGGTGCTACGATCAACTCGTTCATCGATACCGGCGTCGTCACTCCTGACACCACGCGCAATCCGATCACGAGCCCGGCCGATCTGCCTCCGAAGGACCTCGAGTTCATCGTGCAAGTGTTCGACATGACGGTCAATCCGAGTGTCGCTGCCGAAACCTGGAACTGCACGTTGCTCGACAGCGTGGACGGCAACGGCGTGCAGCTGGAAGCGGTGCAGCGCATCAATCCGTACTCGGACCTGATCCAAGTGGCGAGCTACGCTTCGCTCATCGTTGGTACTCCTCCGACGCTGACCAACACGTCGAAGGTAGCACTGACCGGTGGTGACTCGGGCGCGGCTCCGACCAACGGACAGATCTCGACAGCGTGGACGACCGAGTTCAGCGACACGGAAGCGACGCAAGTCAACATCCTGATCAACGCTGGCTATACCGACGTGGGCGTGCAGCAGACCATGATCAAGCTGGCCGAGTCGCGTGGCGATGCGGTGGCTGTTCTGGACTTGCCTCCGAGCATGCAGCGTTACACCGACGCGATCACGTATCGTCAGCTGGTGCTCAACGCGAACAGCTCCTACGCTGCTCTGTACGGCTCCGACGTGCTGGTCAACGACGACTTCAACGGCAAACGACTGCTGATTCCGTGCTCGGGTAAGGTCGCAGGCATCTACGCCCGCACCGACCGTGTCGCAGGTCCGCAATACGCTCCGGCTGGTCTGAATCGTGGTCAAGTTCAGGTCCTCGATCTGCGCTATCAGTACAACGAACCGCAGCGCACGCAACTGTTCAACGCGCAGATCAACTATATCCGCAAGTTCGTGGGTATGGGCACCGCGCTGTTCGAACAGGTGACTCTGCAGTCGAAGCAGTCGGCACTCAGCTGGGTGAACGTCCGTCGCATGATCAACGTGATCAAGGGCGCGGTCAAGGACTACCTGCTGTACTCGCTGCACGAACCGAACGACGACTTCCTGCGCAAGCAGATCGTGGGCAGCCTGACCGATTACCTGAACTACTGGAAGAACGCACGCGGTATTCTGGCGTTCCAGGTGATCTCGGACGACACGAACAACCCGCCTTCGAAGTACAACCTCGGCATCCTGACGGTCACGGTCATCATCTCCCCGGTGATTGCTGTGCACGAAATCGCTGTCGACATGGTGATCACGAAGGCTGGTGTCTCGTTCTCGGAAATCGACATCGCTGCATTCGGCTGATGAACTGGGTGGGCCCGAAGGCCCACCCCATTTCCACAGGAACACATACATCATGCCTATCTACGAAGTAGCGGCCCCACAGGACTGGGGCACTGACCTTATGCGCCAGAACTGGCCGGTGCAGTTCACGGGAGCTCAGGGTGACGATGTCAAGAACATCTTCGCGCTGTTCACTGCCAAGAACGCCAACACTGGTGCTCCGGTTCGTGTCGAAGGCGACGGCGTCCTGACCCTCAGTGTTCAAGAGCCTGAAGTGCCAAGCAGAAGCGGGCGACGCTCTGATGAAGATCGTCGACACCAAGATGTTTGGACCGGCGTTCACGTTGCGTCCTCTCAAGGCCGACGGTGTGCAAGTCATCAACTGGAAGATCAAGAAGGAGAAGGCAGATGCTGGTCCCAACCAGACTCCTGCTCCAGCTGGTCCTGCAGGCTTGACGAAACCTACCGGCCCTACCTCTGTCAGCACGAAGCCGCAGCCTCCCAGCATGCTTGACCATCCGGCGGCTCCCAACTCTGTTGGTCCGCAGTCGGCGTCTACGTTGGAGCTGGAACTCGAGTACTTCGGCTATGCCGAGAAGCGAGTTGAACTCACTGCCGCAGCTGCTGAAGACGCCAAGAAAGCCCACGAGCGGCTGATCGCTGGCGAACGCTGAACCCAATTACTCAAAGGAACCATACACCATGGCTCGCACCTCCCTCCAGCAAGTTCAGTCGCTCGTCGACCCCTTGCAGCAATACAACTGGGACATCTTCATCCCGAACATGCCCGGCACGGCCGACAGCCGTTCCTTCACCTACAAGGCACAGACGACTTCGATTCCGGGCTCCATGCTCGAAAGCGTTCCCGTCAACCTCCACGGTGTGGAACTGCGCTTCGCTGGTCGTCGCAACTACAGCCACTCGTTGGCCGTCACGCTGATCGAAACGCGCGATGTCGGCACCCGCTCGCAGTTGATGACGTGGCACGACATGGCCCGTAACTGGATCGACAACACCGGCAACTACAAGACTGTCTACGGCACGACCATCGAGATGGTTCTGTACGACGACATCCCGCAGGAAATCCGCACGATCCAGCTGATCGGCGCGTGGCCGGAAACCGTGGACGACACGAGCATGGACAACAGCCAGTCGGGCGTTGTGACGACCAGCGTGACGTTCAGCTACGACTACTGCATCGACGTCTGATCTCATGTCGATCCCTAGTCAAGTACTCTCGGCCTTGACGAATCGGATAGGAACTGGATTGACTGGCGGCTCCGCTGGTCTTTCCAGCCTCATCAATAGTGTCAGCAATTTGGGTGGCAGAACCGGTGACTTCCTGACCAATGCGGCAAACACCGCAAGCAGATTGGCTAGTGGAGGTAGTGCCAGCGGTCGTACCGGCCGACGTGATGTCCTATCCGCAATGCAGGCACGGCCGGACCCGTTGATGAACTTCAACTGGTTCGCAATCATGCCGCTTGTCTCGCCGAAGAACGGCCAGTCCTATGATCTGGGCTGGGAATACGTGGAAGAGGCTACTCTGCCCTTTGTGGAGTTCGATCAAGTGTCGAACTACCGCGCAGGTAAGAACGTCCACTTCCCGCAACACAGTAGCGTTGGGACCTTGGGTCTCAAGCTCTACGAAGACAGCGAGGGAACTGCAACCGCTTACCTGAATGCATGGCAAGCGACGATGTACAACCCCGATACCGGTCTCTACTCTTACCCAAGGGATTTCAAGAAGACGATCCAGATCACAGTCCTAGACGTAGCGATGAACTCAGTAATGGTCATCGACTATATGGATTGCTGGCCGATGCGGTTTGATCAGGTTAACCTCAGTAGCGGAAGTAGTGAACGCGTCCTCATGGGCGTTGAGTTCAGTGTCGATCGGACTAACATCAAGATCGGCAAGTTCGCAGAATCTGAGATGCCTTCACTCATGAGTGCAGTCGGTGCACTTTATCCGGACTTGCCAATGGCACTTCCAGAGCAATTCCCATCGAACTTCGTCAGCTACAGTTTCTAGCGTCCAGGGAACGGACGCGTGTGTCTCCAGAGTTCCTGTCAATCACCCAATGAGGTCCATCCATGCCAGAAAATCCGCACGCTCACCTAGCTCGTGCTGGCTTCAAAATCTCTGAAGTCCGTACCGAGCAGCACGAGTTCCCTGCCCGAGCGGCAGCGCCGAACTCACCACCTCCACAGTCCGCGACTCCCAAGCGACTCACGCAGCCGCAACCACAGCCAGCTCCAGTCAAACAGATGCAGACGCTGAAGCCCACTCCTACTCCGAAGCCCACCGCTTTGGCGAAGGGGAAGACTCCTGTGTCACTACCTCCAGGACATCCACTGGCTGCCAAGCTGGCGCAGCAACAACCCCAAGAACCGCGACCCGTTCCGGCTGTGGCGGTGGCTCCGGTGCAAACGCCGAGTGACCCCGACTTCCGTCCTCAATCGGAAACCGACCCGACGTACATGTCGGTGGGGCTTCCGAGTCTCAAGCACTTCTACCCGTATCGTGACCTCAGTGTCTGTACGATGAAGGGCTATCACCAAGCCAAGTTCTTTCGCAGTACCCGTGAGGACAATCTGCGCTACTTGGTGGAGGCGATGTCCAGCACTATCGGGGACGGCGTTTCTGCGTTCGATCTCGTGCCTGCGGACTTCTACTTCTTGATGTACTGGCACCGCGTGTCCAGCTTCACGAAGAACCCGCAGATTCTGAAGCTCGAATGCACGGATCGTGATCACCTCCAGAAGACACTCCTTCCTGAGGACGACCCGGACTATCTGCCGCCGGATACGCTGAAGATCGAAGCGTTCCTGGACAAGACATCACTGGACACCGAGTATCTAGAACAGTGGGACCCGAGTCCGTGGGCGGAACTGCACGAGAAGTACACGCTGGGAGTCGAGACCATGCGCGACCTCGTGGAATTCGGCGAAGAACGTGACGAGCTGATGCTGCAACAGGGCAAGATGAGCGAAGACCAACTGGCTGAACAACTGATCTCGGAAGACGAGTTCATGTGGATGACGGCCCGTGCTTCGTTCCTGGCCCGAATCGAAGGACGATCCACGCTGCGGGAACGCATCGAGACCATCAAGATGATGGACGCTGACGAGATCCAATCACTGGAAGAGTACATGGCTGCTGCCACGAACTTCGGTGTGAAGGAATACGCTAACCTTACTTGCAAAGAATGTGGTGCGCATCATCGAGCTCTTGTCTCGATCGATGCGCTCAACTTTCTTCCCAAGAATCGATGAAGACAACCTGATGAACCGAGTCGACTTGGTCTTGAAAGAGACCGGTCAGCTGCTCAGCATGAGCATGGACTTCAAGTTCATCATGTACATCTCAAACGCGGTGGATCAACGAGTCAAGAAACGTCAAGAGCTCAGCTCGTACCGATAACACTTAGACCAAGGACACATCATGGCTACCAAGAATCCACAAGCCGCTATCTTCGACCGTGACCCGAAGAACAAGTGGGATGGTGGAGAGGCTGATCCGCTGATTGGCAAGACCACTGCCAATAGTGAGCAGTTCAAGAGAGCGCTCTACCAAGAGCAGCGCGTTCTCAAGAAGAAGATCGAGAAGCTGACCAAGATGTTGTCCGAGAAACAACTGGGCACAGCCGAACGCTATGCCCTCAAGAAGTCTCTGGAAGAGAGTAACGCCAGCATGAAGACCGTGGCCGAGGCTGCGGAGAAAGAGCTGGAGTTTATGAAGAGTACGCAACGCTACCAACAGGAGGCGTTGCGCAAGCTCACCAAGCTGCGTGAGTTCAATGCCAACCAGAAGACCAATGGTCCGATGTCTCTGAAGCAAAAGGAGGCGATGGAAAAGCAACAGAAGCTGCTTCAGATGGTGGAGAAGCAACTGCAAGAGCTCACGGGCAAGGATGTCGCCACGACGACGGGTCGTATGGGTACGTTCAAGGCCCTCAGTCGTCTGGATCGAATGGTTACCGATCTGCCGGTAGACCTGCAGAAGATGTTCTCGGCACAGGAGCAGTTCACCGAAGAAGCCATCGCTTTGCAGCGTCGCATCTTCGACGACCAGCAAAAGGAACGTCAGAAGCAGATCGACAAGCAGAAGAAGGACGAAGACAAGCGCAAGGAAGACGACCGTCGACGTGCCGAGAAGGAAATCGAAGAGGCCGCTGCCACTTTCGAGAAGCGCTTGAGCAAAGGCTTCGGCGCTTACAAGGAATTGCAGGCCAACAAGAAACGCCGCAACGAGATGATCCGCAACAAGAGCCTGAGTGTTCTGGATCGTCTGGGTGTCGGCAAGTTGTCGTTGGGTACTGTCGCACGTGGCGCCATCGGTGCGAACAACCTGCGCAAGAGCTGGCGCGATGGTGGAACCGGCTTTCAACAGTACATGCAGAACCGGGCTCTGGCGTCTGGACGTGATCCATCCACGCTGCGATTCGGTCTGGGTAACGTGGAGCGGGAGGACAACGAAGAACAGCGTTATCGCGAGCGCATGACGGCTCGGTGGGGAGGTCCAGGTGCTGGAGTGGCGCAAGCTCTGCCAGTACCGGATATGCCGAAGGGCAATCGCTCGACCGAAGATCAACTAGAGGTGGAAGAGGGTATCGCGCAGACCCTCAAGGACCACACCGCCGAAAACGCTCGCTTTAATGCACGCATGCTGGACGCCGTGAAGAAGGTTGCTCGCGCATCTTCTGAAGGTGCTGGCGGTGCAGCTAACTCGTCGTCATTCACACAAGGAGCCGCAGGTGGTGCTGCTGGAGGTGCGTTGGCTCGTCTTGCAGCCTTGCTCCCAGCCATGGTCACATCGGTCCTTCCTCCGTTGCTCGCACTGCTGACTCCTGCTCTGCTACTCAAGCTTGGTGTGGACCAGAAGCGCAAGATCGAAGAGAACCCGAACAGTCCTGAGTTCGACGACAACGCGTATGCGCGCAACCTCCGTGGCAAGGCTGACTCAGTTGGTCAAGGCGCGGCCATGCAAGCGCAGAAGGCTCTGAAGACGCTTCAGCCTGGAGTTGCGAAGCAGTATCTGGCCGCTGGTCCTCAAGCCGACGGCAGCTACTTGGACGGATACTCCAAGCAGCAACTGGAAGACATGGCAGCAGGTCGCAAGCCCGACACTGCAAGCATGGAGAAGTTCGTCACGATTCAGACTGGAGCACAGAAGGCTGCAAGCGCAGCAAGTGCGGCCGCCGACGACAATGGCGACACGCAACGCATGGCGTCCCGTAGTCAGGTGAACATTCCAGCCGCTGGATCTTCTGGTGCGCAAGCAGTTGGTGCGATGGGAGCACCCATCGGTAGCGGAGGTAAACTTCCGGGCGACTCTCCTGTCGGAAGCGGTGGCATGATCAAAGACAGCAACGTCTTCACGAAGAACGCCAATGTCAACGTGGATGGTGTGAATCCACAGCTTCAATCGAAGCTCGTGGCTATGGGTCAGGAGTACAAAGAGAAGACTGGCAAGACCATCAACATCAACTCGGGCTACCGCAGTATCGCCGATCAGGAGAAGCTCTACAAGACGATGAAGCCAGGAATGGCGGCCAAGCCAGGATCCAGTCTGCACAACTATGGGTTAGCAGTCGACATTCCGAGCAACACGGCCAACGAACTGGACAAGCTCGGTCTGCTGCAGAAGTACGGCATGGAACGTCCGATCTCGAACGAACCGTGGCACATTCAGCCGAAGGGTGTGAGCGTAGCAGCTGCGAAGAGCGGCATCTACTCGGCGGATGCACCGAAGGATCAGGGAGCGTCTACGCAAGTGGCGAACTCTACTCCGAGCAGTCCGAGTGTCAGTGCTGCCAATGTCGAGGCTCCGAAGACGAGCTCGGGTGCTCAAACACCTACTGCTCAAAGCGGTGGTGGCAACAACGGAACTTCGGGGAACAGCATGAGCGTGTCCTCGATCCCAACGTTCGATAGCTCGGACGGAACTTTCTTTGCCCTCAACTTGGGTGTCGTCTAACAGTAGAAAGGAGTCGATATGCCGGATACGGAAGAAGTGCTGGATCCTATAGCACGGCGCAACGCTACGGCGTATCGTATCCTAGCTATGGTCAGTCAGGACAGTATGGCTCACGCTGTTCTGCTGGCTGAACTGGAGACCTCGGGTCTAGTAGAGAAGAACACAGCGAGCAGTCGGTTGCGCAGACATCTGTTTGGCAAGAACCGAGCTCGCACTCTGCAGGAGCGCAAGGACGAACAGGAAAAGAGCAACGCCAACATCCTCAGCGCGCTAGTCACTACCTTGGGAGTGGCTGTCACGCTGTTCTTGATTGGTCGCATGATGAACGACGAGGAGAATCCATTAGACCCGGAAAGTCGGAACCTGAAGCCGTTGCAACGGCGGAAAGCATTCAGGTAGCTCCGCAGCCAACTGGTCAGATCACGACCAGTCCTCTGTTGGGTAAGGAGCAGCTGACTGCCATTCGCACCGGCAAGGCCAGCGACAGTGTGCGTGCTGCCATCAAGGAAGGATCAGCAAAGGCTGGAGCGGACTCCACTCTGGTGTATGCCTTTGCAGGTGCCGAGTCGACGTTCCGCACGAGCGCCAGTGCCAGCACTTCCAGTGCTCAAGGTCTGCTTCAGTTCACAGGTTCGACCTGGGACTACATGATGAAGCTCTATCCCTCGCTCAAGTACACGCGCGAGGATCGCAACGATCCAGTGAAGGCCAGTCATGTGGCTGGTCTGTACATCAATAGCATCAGCAAGACGCTCACGCGTTTGCTAGGACGGAAGCCCTCCTACGGTGAAACGTATATGGGTTACTTCTTGGGTCCGACAGGTGCTTCGAACTTCTTGCAAGCTCTGCAGAAGGACCCGAAGGCAATCGGTGCTGAGTTGTTTCCCAAGGCTGCGGCGGCTAACGCCAACGTGTTCTACGAGGGTGGCAACCGGGCGAAGCCTCTGTCACTGGCGCAGATTCTGGCCAAGATGGAAGGCAAGATCGTCAGCTATGCACTAGAAGCTGAGGGTAAGACCAACGTCACAGCAGGCGCAAACCTGCAAGCTCCTCCTGTTAGTCCTAACGCAACGGCCACTCCGGTGACCTCTGCTGCTGGATCAGCAATCGGCGCATCCGCTTCGCTGCCCGACCAGAACAAGGCGGTGGCAACACAGATCAGCCCGGCAGTTGCGCTGCCGACTGCTGACATCACGAACAAACGCTTGATGGCTGAGAAGACTCAGTCACAAACAACGGCTGCGAACGATTCGAAGGCTACTCCCAATGGTGGAGCCAGTGGATCTCAGTCTCATCCTACCGATACCGCCTCTACCCCAATCAAGGGTCGGGACGGCCGCTTCTATAGAATTTCCTGAGGAATCCTATGCCTGACTACAGTTCAATTGGACAGCGATTCAACCAGCCTCTAGGCACCGGAGCCGGAGCACTGGCGGAACGCGGTCGCATGATCGGCAGTGATGCGCAGGCCATGAAAGAGCTTGCGTACAAGGCTTTCGTCGTCTGTCACGATCAAGATATCTTGGTGGAAGCGTGGTTGCCCGAGCAAGTGGGCAACGACGTCAACGCCAACTACGAGCCACCGTTCGCACAAGGCATCGGTGGTGACGGACAAGTCGCCAACGCTCTCAAGCTCGCAGGTCTCAGTCTCACGACGCAGGCTCTGACGGTGCAAGTGTGGCAAGGTGGTTCGTACATCAACTTCAGTCTCACGTTCATCTTCCAAGCTGAGAACAGCGGCAAGGACGACGTGATGACCCCAATCAAGGACCTGATGCGTCTGATGATGCCGCGCGAAAACTCGCCGGGCGGCCTACTCCGTGCTCCGGGTCCACATCTGGACCCCACGAAGTCCTTGTCAACCGACACCGTGCGCAAGATCATCAGTAGCGGTGGTGAAGCCCTGAACGATCTAGGCACTGCCGTCAGTGGTCTGTTTAAGAGTGGCACCGGCATCAACGGTCAAGGCTTCGGCACTCAGGTGTCGCAAGCTGCGGACAAGCTGGCTCAGCCGATCAGCAGTGCCATCGTCAACAGCGTGACCAACAACATCAGTCTGTACATCGGACAGTTCCAGTACTTCCCGAGCGTGGTGGTTACCGACGTGAGTCCTACCTTCGACGTGGTGCTTGGACCGGACAACAATCCGGTTCGTGCCTCCGTCGTGGTGGCTTTCCGTACCTACTACGTACCGACTGAAAACGATATCGAGTCCATGTTCCCGAGTGCTACGAACGGCCGACCGACAGGTGGAGCCGGTGGTGCGGGTGGCGGTGACCGTGGAACCCGAGGAGGCTTCTGATGAGTACCTTTGTCGACCTGAACCGGGCGTCCTATCTGCGTCCGGCACCGAGTCCCGACCGGCTGAACTACCTGAGCGCCAAGTATCTGAACATGCGCTTCATCGTTCCGCCTTCGCAGACCTACACTGTGTCCATCTTCGATCGGGCCAATTCCTTTGGCATCGCTCACATCATGTACACAGACAAGAACTACTGGTGGGTCGTCTGTCAGTATGCTGGCGTGCTGAATCCTATTACGGAGTTCACTCCGGGTCGGGTCCTGCAGTTGCCGTCCCTGTCTGACATCAACCTGTTCCTCACCAGTCAGGAAGATCCACAAGGCAGCAACGTTATCACCATCTAGAGGCGCGTATGCCCATTGGAATTCAAGACCGGCTGATGTTTCAGCTGCAAGTGAACGGTAAGGAAGTGAACCTCCAGCAGAACACGCTGGACTTCATGCATATCGTTGAGAGCGTGCGGATTCACTTGCCCATGGTCACGCTGCAGATCAAGGACGTCACCAAGTTCTTCAGCCAGAACGACTTCCTTGTGGATGCTACGACGATCAAGATCACACTAGGTGTTGAGAACAAGAAGTTCGTGTTCAACATGCGCCTGTTCAGTCACAAAGAGCTGACCATGGATGGTGTGCAGACCTATCGACTGCACGGTTATCTGGATGTCCCTCTGTTCTGGACCAGTTCACGTGTCGCCATCATCAAGGACACGGCCAGCGGAGCACTGCGCACCATCTGCAATGAGACGGGCCTGACGTTCCAAGGTCCGAACACCAACGATCAGCAGCTGTGGATCCCGTACAACCGGAAGTACACCGTCTTCAGCGACTACATCGCACAGCATTCCTATCTGGATCAGGGCTCCTGCATGCAGATGGCGATCTCCACTGACAAGGTGATGCGACTGGTCAACGTTACGGACTTCGAGAAGTTCAAGACCAAGCAGGTATTCAGCAATGCACCACAGCAAGGTCAGTCGTTGGCTGCTGATTGGCGCCTGCTCAATAGTTCGGGCTTCCTCAACAACGTCAGCGGCTACAAGGACACCAACGTGAGTCAAGCTGTGTTCCGCGACGACAGTGTCATCAAAGACACCAAGGTCAACAAGAACACCACGAAACTCATGATGAACGAGGATGTGCGCTCCAAGGTGGGACGCAATCGTGTGACGCACGCCCCGATTGACGTCGGCAACGTGAACGAAAACTACGAGCGCGCAGCCTACCAGAATGCACGTCTAGGTAACCTGTTCAGCACGGGTCTGGAGATCCTTACGCCTGCCGTTGTGAACGCTGAGTTGATGGACGTGATCAACTGCCAGATCTCGCGCCCCGGTGTGGATGGTGTGACCAGCCTGAGCGGTCGCTACATGGTCACCAGCAAAGTGTTCTACCTTCAAAACAACAACTTCTACCAAAAACTCGAAGTGTTCCGTCATGGTCTGAACGACAAGACAGAGCGCACACAATCCTAGGGACATCATGGCATTCGATACCGTTGGCGATACTCCCGACCCAAACAACTTGCAGCAACGCAAGTATCTGGGTACGGTCGTGGAGAATGATGATCCGCTCATGATCGAGCGTGTCAAGGTCACTATCCCGGAAATGTTCGAAGGTCCTGCCGAATCGCTGCCATGGGTAGCGCGCAATTCCACGGGCAGTGTACCCGGTGGGACCGACGGCTTCGGCCACTTCAACTTGCCTCCACGTAAAGGCGTCCAGCTCGTTGTCTTCTTCCAGGACGGCAACCCGCAGTATCCTATGTACGAGGCGTATCCCATCCAGACTGATGAGCGTCCCACCGAGGGCCAGACGAACTACCTGTATCGCTACGGTCACAAGGACCCGCGCGGCAACCTGTTCTTCATCGATACGTTGGAGTCGGCTGATCCGCAGGCCTATCTGAAACTCGACGCTGGTGTCGAGATCAGCGTGGGAGATACTGCCAAGGTACGTATCACAATCGACGATGATGTGACCGGTGAGTTGAAGGCCAAGTTGAACCTGCATATCGTGGATGATGTGACCATCACTGCTGATGCCAACGTCAACATCACGATTCAAGGGAACTGCACCACCAACGTGACTGGCAATATGACAACCTCGGTGCAAGGCAACATGACGTCGACGGTTCAGGGCTCTCTGACGATGTTGGCGCAAGGACCAGCTAGTCTTACGAGTGCCACCATGGTGAGCGTCAATGCTCCGATCATTGGCATGACTGGTCCTTCGGTGAGTCTCAGTGCGCAGAACGACATCAACATCACGAGCACCGCAGGCACAGTTACCATCAAGGGACCGAACGTGAGGATCAACCCATGACCGCAGTAGCACGTTTCGGCGATGAAGGCAGTCATGGTGGCACCATCATCACTGCGAGCGGCGACAGCACTTGCAATGGTCTGGGTATCGCACGACAAGGGGACATCCTGGACTGTGCGCAGCATGGTCATCAAGCGATCAACGCCATCACGACTCACACTCTCGTCAACAATCGACTCGTCATAACGGTGGGGGCTACTGCAGACTGCGGTGCCGTCATCATCACTGGCAGTCCGGACACCTCTGTGGAATAACCATGGCTATCAACACTCAGAACCAGATCAGTCAAGCAGTCTGGTTGGACGTCAACACGTTGATGGAAATCAACGGTAAGCCCGACCTGCTACCTGATGTGGAGGCGATCAACAACTCTCTGTATAACCTCTTCCGCTGCACTGTCGGTGCGCGCGGTCCGATCGGTGAGCCCGAATACGGCACGAATCTCATCAAGCTGATCCATGAGCCCACGGACAACATCACAGCCAACAAGATCCGCCTGTTCCTGATCCAAGCCATTCAGCGTTGGGAACCACGTATCACCATCGACCTGAATCGCACCACCGTCAAGCCCGACCTGAACACCAATAGCTTCCGTGTTCGTGTCTACTACACCATCGTCGGCGTCAACCAAACTGGTGATGCCAGCCTAACCTTCTCGCGAGCCTGAACATGATCCAACTCTCCAATATTGCACCGGACTGGGCTTCCCTTCGTGCTCAGTTGATGACCGCCGCCGACGGTTTTCCAGGCACGTGGCAGGATCGAATCACCAGTTCGATGGGTCAAACGATTGTCGACATGGTGGCGGCTATCGGCGCCTACTCGCAATACTCCATCGAGTCCTCGTATCAGGAAGTCTGGCCCATGTCGGCCAAGAATGCTGAGGCTCTGTACGCAGCCTCCAACTTTGCGGGTGTGCGTACCAACCGTCGTACTCCAGCTCGTCTGCCTGTGACGCTGACTGCTCCGTCGGCAATGACCATTCCTCCCTACACTCAGTTCGTGGGTGCGGGCGCTTCGTGGTTCAATCGCGATGCACTGACTCTGTCCACCACGCCGACTCCGGTGAACCTCTACCAAGGGTTGATCCAAGTCCGCAGTATGTACGGTCTGGGCACTGACTTTCAGGCTTTCGTGACCGAAGAGGCAGCGTTCCAAGTCAGCAACACCGACGTTCTGCTTAAGATCGACAACGTCAGCATTCCAGTGCAGATCGAGGGTCTGTGGACGGCCAAGGATGAACCGGCAGTACAGCAGTTCACTCTGCCCGACGGCAAGGCCATTGTCCTGTTCGGCAACGATCTGTATGGATCCAAGCCTGGAACCAACAACCTGTGCGAGTTCACGTATGTCGTGACGTTGGGCCTGAACGGCAACAACATTATCACGTCAGGACAGACCATCACCATGTCGGGCAATCCCGATGTGACTGGCATCCCGACCGGCAATCCTATCGCAGGTGCCAACGAGTCTGACTACAACATCTACAAGAACGTCACGCCTGCTCTGTTCGGTGAGTTCGATTCCTCGGTCACGGCCAATCAGTACAAGAAGAAGCCTCTCCAGTATCCGGGCGTGATCGATGCTCGCGTGTTGGCACAACGAGAAATCAACCCCAAGGCTCTCACGTGGATGAACTCCATGAAGGTGTGTCTGTTGACCACCACGCCGTGGGGTGACCCGGAATGGGACGCCTTCCGCGACTGGTTCAACAAGAACACGATGTACAGCACTCAGTTCTATCGTGAAGACCCGGTTCCGGTTCTGATCGATCTGCGTGCTCGCATCAGCTGCAAGAACTACTCGAACCTGACGGCTGTCAAAGCCAACGTGGAAGCAGCCATAGACAAGCTGTTTGAACTGCGTCAAGGATCGATTGGTTTGGACCTGTACCTGTCGGACATTCTGGCGACCATGCGCGACGCAGACTCGAATGTCGAGTACATCGAGATGAGTAGTCCGTCGGTCGATATCGTGCTTTCTGGCCTCAGCGTGGGATATCCCACTCTGGTAGCAAGTGCAGGGGGCACCCTTCCGATCGGAACCTACGACTACGGCATAGGCCTGACGTCTACTCTGGGAGGCATGGCTGCTCCCGCGCGCTGGCGCTCCATCACGACCACGGTGCCGAACCAGAAGATCACAGTGACATGGCCCATGGCTGCGAATCCTGCGATGTATATGGTGTACGGACGCACGACTCCAAGCGCCATGGGTCTCATCGCTCCAGTGGCTCCGAATGGTCAACCGTTCCAGTCGTTCGTTGATGACGGCAGCATCGTTCCTACAGGCACCGTGCCACAACAATCGACCATCGCCAGCTACTATCCGAAGCTCAATTCGAAGAGCCTGAACATGGTCTACACTAACCGCAATCTGCGCTGAGGCTTCTATGTCCATTGATCGTTCCGTATTGCTACCTCCGTACATGGAGGACTCCGCAGTTTGGGAAGACCTCATCAAGATCATCGACTCGGTGCTTAACGGTGCCATCGATGATCCCACGGTGTGGCTGTCCCAACTGCGATACCTGTGGATTCAGGCCAGCGCCGCTGCCGATAAGATTGAGGCACACCAGCTCCTGGATATCGGAGATTTCGAGGTTCCTGAGAAGGAGATCTTGATCCGACAGGCTGGTCAACTGGGCTTCAATTTCCAAGACAGCGACCTGATTACCAGCGAGGACTATCAGCGAATCGTGCGCAATCTGGCGCACTTCTGGTACAGCAAGGGTAAGCCCGACTTCGCCGACTTCTTGGGCTTTGTTCTCAACTCGCAGATCGACATCAAGACCTTGTGGTCCACTCAAGGTCCTACGTATGACGACTACGGCCCCATGCTGCCGGAGGGCGATCCTGGCATCGGCGCTCCACTGTGGGAAGGCGGTCCGTGGTTTCCGACGGCACATATTCAATTGGCATTTGACCCGTTCAAGTTCGCCAACCCGAGCTTCACCAAGCTCGTCAATTTGTTCTATGTCATTGCCAACTACAATCTCGTAATTGACACGGTTATCCTGGACGGTAACACGCCAATCCACTCAGTGGACGAGCCCGAACTCGCGCGTATCGTGGTGGCCTATCCGTTGTTCGTGATCGACATGACGATTGATAGTCTGTAATTTGATATAGTTCATACACGAAGAGCACAGAACACCATGAGCAACTCAGGCTTTCTCTTGACCGATGCTGGATTGGCTGACGCCGGTGCGTCGAGCCCCAGCGGTCCCTATTTCCACATCAACTCGTTCCGGGTTGGTTCCGGTGTCAACTACACCCCGACTCGTGACATGGAGGCCTTGGTAGGCACAGTCCTGTACACGGGTATCCCACAGACGTATTCCATAGTTGATGAGGACACAGTGGATGTGTTGCTCGTCATGGACAACACTGTCGGTCCCTTTGACTTCGGTGAAATCGGTCTGTACAGCAACTCGAATACGTTGCTGGCGGTGCTGACGTTTACCGAACTACAGAACAAGGTCCGGGCTGTCGGCAATCAGGCTGGCAATATCTGGCGCATTCACGCACGCATGAAGCTGGCACAAGCTCCAGTGATCGTCACGGTCACGGTGCTCAACAGCATGACGCTGCTGGAGGTGCCGAACTGGCAATCGCTGGCTGCTCCTATCAATCAGCTGATGGGTGCTAATGCTGCAATCGTTCACGAACAAAACGTGAGTGGTGACAGTGTTCTGGTGGTCCGTGAAGGTGATCTGGAATGGGTCACCATCGGCTATGGAAAGATCTTCGAAGGCAATACGACGGACAGTGGTGCCAGCGCCAGCATGGACGGATGGACTCACCCGGGTCTCGCCAACGTGTTCTTCGAACTGCCCTCCAGCAATTCGCGGTATCTGGCTCGCTTCCCCGATGGTTCCATCCGTCGCGTGGTCGGTCAGTCCGGTCCTACCGATCTGCAGTGGAGCCCGCAACTGGGTGTCGCACCTGTCGGTCACATCACGATCTGGGAAGACAGCACCACGCTGAGCTCTGGTCTGCCTGTCGCTAGTGCCTACGAATACAACCTTCTGGTCACTGACCTGAACCGTTATTGGGCAGCTCCAACAGGAGCGGGCTATCCAGGAGATAACGCCGGCATCAACGAAGTGGCGATCCCATTGCTGTTCAGCCGACCAAGCGCCACGCAATGGGGCAAAGTCGGCGACACGCTGCGTCGTCTTATGTACTTGCTGAGCACAGTCACAGGGTCGTCTTCTGGTGGCATCCCAGTGAGTGACATCGTCAATTCTGACTTTGTGGCACGTCCGTCCAATCCGATGGTTCCCGGTGTGGCTACTCTGACCGAACTGTACGACAAGTATCGCAAAGCTATCTTGGGCCTGAACGCGATCCGCAACACTGTGAACCCGTCGTTCCTGGAAATGGTCGGCATTCCGGGCGCTACTCGCACTCGCACTCTGCCGTTCGTGAATCTGGTGGACTTCAACGTCAACTTCCAGTTCGGTGGCGTCAACGCACTGAACGGTCAGGCGAACAGTGGCGGTGCTCTGGTCATCACCAGCACGAGCAGTAACAGCAACGTGTTTTACACGGCGTGGCACAACTTCTTCAACCAGATCGGCTCCATCATCATCGATCGCGGTGCATGCTTCAGCTCGAATGGTTTCGGAACGCCGGGCAACGGTATCTTGAACGCTACTCCGTCGGGATCAGGCACTCTGGTCTATAGCGCGAGCGTGTTCTCTGCTCCGTTGGCATCCACTCTGTGGTATCGAGTGTACTCGCGTCGCGACAACGTGACGGGCGTATTCTTGATCGACATCCAGCTCCAGATCGTGGGTTCGGTCAGCTATTCGTACACCACTCCGGGCAGCCTGACGCATACTGTGAATCTGCGTCGCGCAAGTTCCTCGCTGATCCTCGATCCGGTTCAGCCAATTCCGTCTGTCAGCACAGGCGGCAACTTCTGATCTTCACCCGAGGGGCCTACGGGCCCCGTCTTTTAGAGAGATCTCCACATGCTTTTCCAGATCACTGCCGCAGGTCGCGCTCTACTCGAAGCGGACCCAACTGGCGTGGTAGTCACACGTTCGGACTTCGGTTCAGCGTTCAACTATGTGCCAGCTAACGAACCTACTGGTCTGCAGGGTTCGCTCGTCTACTCGACAAACGCAGTGTTCAGCCCGAGCATTGCCAACCTGAACACGCTCCGCTATTCGGTGTTCATTCCGGGTCCTGTCGGACCCTTTACGTTCGGTGAAGTCGCTCTGTACGTGGGTTCCACGCTCTTCGGCGTTGGTGCTCAGGTCATTCCGATCGTCAAGACCGTTGGTGATGTGGACAACCAGTATCGTCTGGACGTCTTCGTCGATACCGCTCCGGGATCGCGGTTCGCCTCCTTCGAAGTGGTGAGCAGCGCCACGCGGAACTTCTACCCGCGCGTCTCCAGTGTGGACAGCTTGGTGCCTCCGCATCTGGACGGCAACAACGCTTACGTCGTCTACGGAACGCCGCAAGTCGGTCAAGGTTTCTTGGCCTACAGCGATCCGACGGGTGCATGGACGTTCAGCAGCAAGCCACACGTCTGGTTCCAAGGCGAGATCAACTCCATCGGTCCGCAAGGTCTGCAGTCCAATGACCTGCTGAACGCCGAATACGTCGGCACTCTGACCGATCTGGTGATCCAGTTCATCACAGGCGAGCAGCGCGGCTACTGCCGCAAGGTCACAGGTCTGACGACTGGCGGCGCAGTTCTGTGGAACACCGACATGCTGGTGTTGCCAGAAGTCGGTGATCAGTTCATTATCCAAGGACCGGATGCAACGGTCGGCTTCGCTGGCACTCACAATTCGTTGGCAGGCATTCAGGGCGGCACGTCCACAGAGCGGTATCACTTGACGTTGGCTGAGCATGCAAACGCACAGTACCCGCGCGTGAAGACTCGTGTGGTCACCACGCCTACTGATCTGCTGCTGGCTACCGACGACGACACCTACATCGACATCAACGCCGATTGCGTGTTCAGCGTTCCGGCCCTCACGCAGACGACCTATCCGATCGGAGGCCTGTCGGTGCTCCGTATCAACGGACCTGCGGAAGTAACGATCCAAGGTTCGGGCGGCAACGTCATCGAGCCGGACAATGTGACGGCCGTCACGGTGCAAGCAGGCAAGGCCATCAACTTCGCACTGGTGCGCAAGTCGGCAACCGAGTGGGATCTGGTGGCTCCGCAAGACGGAACAGGTGGAGTGGGCGGCGGTAACGTCTCGCATTCCTTCACGACCAGTCGTGCTGAGGACTACTTCTTGCCGCACTATAGTCCGAACGGCAACGTTCTGGGCCCGGTGGCTGAAATCGAACTGAGCCGTGTGCAAGTGACGGACGGTATCCGTATCTATCCTGGTGACCAAGCGGTTGCCAGCGCATGGACTGCTCCTGCGGTTCTGGTGTGGCCTCTGGCGTTCGGTACGGGTGGAAGCACGCCAACTGGTCTGCCGAACACCTCATCTACTTCGTCGCTCACGCTCGATATCAACGGCACCGACTATACCTTGCTGGTTATGGGTTCGGCTGCGCAGACGTTCTCTTCTCTGATCACGGCGCTCAACAATTCGGCTACTACGGTGGTCGGATCGGCGGCTTCTGTGGTCTTCTCGTTGGTGCGTGGCAAGATCGTATTGACGGTCACGAGCACGACGGTTCCTACAACGCTGGCAGTGGTTGCTCCGTACACGCTCTTGACTCAGGTTGCGAACGGTGATCTGCTGATCGGTCAATCGACGTCTTCACAGGTCAATGCGGTCGGCAGCAATAGCATCGTGCTCGATATGTTCGAGACGGATTCGAAGCAGATCCGTCCGGTGGACGCGAACTCCATTGCCATCGGCTTGCGCTCGCGTGTCAAGGGTGAGCTGTCGGTGGTTCTGGGTGGTGACTTCACGTCCATTGACGGTGACCGCAGTGCTGCAATCGGTGCAGACGGTGGTCGCATTGACGCTGACAACTCGCAGATTCTGGGCGGTAGCGGAACCCTCATCGCTCTGGCAGGTGGTGCAACTGGCGACCGTCCTGAGAACGTCGTGGCAGTGGGTGGTATCGACAACCGACTGGAAGCTGACGGCACCAATCCACTGGACGACTCGGTCCTCATCGGTGGCAAGAACACCAAGGTCACCCGCTCCACTTCGGTGGCTATCGGCAGTGCAGACAGCGACATCACGGCTGAGAACTCGGTGCTCATCAGCTCCAAGCAATCGAACCTGAGTGGTGAGCGCTCGATAGCACTTGCATCGGAAGATGCGAGCGCATCGGGTAAGCGCGCGGTCATGTTGGCAGCAACGGATATCACAGGTGCTACCGGTGACAGCGTTGTCGTGATCGGCGGTTCCAACCTGAACGTCACGGCCACCAAGGACCTCGTGGTCTTCGGCAACAAGAACAAGACGATCCCACAACAGAGTGCTCTGGTGTATCCCACCAGCGCCGAACTGGGAACTTCGTTCACTCTGACGTTGGCTGCCAACGGCTCCGGTGCCGATCTCCGTCTCACGACTGATGGTCTGGCTGCCTCTGCTCTCAACGGCATGAAGGTGGACAGTTGCTGGTGCATCCGTGGAAACGTCAGCGTCTCGAGCGCAACGCAACACAAGGCTTGGTCGATTGACGCCATGATGTACCCGAGTGGTACTGTGGCAGGTTCTATCGCTCCGATGGGTCAACGCATGGAAGTTCTGGGAGCTACTGCGGACACTACCAACTGGAGCCTGGACCTCGTCACTCTTACGGCCGACACTTCTATCATGCATCTGACTCTGAACACCGCTGCTCCAGTGACGGGGTTTGATACGGTGCATGCCAGTGCCGTCATTCACGTGACACGTGCACTTCCGTTTTAACTAGAGAGGATCCCATGGGTCAACTTACTCGCGGCGTCAGCTACGGTGCGCTTCCTGTCTACGTTCCCGGATACGTCATCGGGACCAAGAAGGAAGCCCCGTCGACGCTCATCCAGCTGACCGGTGACCTTACGTTCGCCGGTTTCGCTACTGACTATCCTTTCGGTACGCCGGGCCTTATCATCGTGTCGCAAGACGCGATCGGTGGTCACAGTATCAACTGGGATGGAAAGCTGCTGTTCAATGGTGCAAGCACTCTCAACACTGCTCCGTTCACACGCACTTTGATCGACGTGGTCAAGCTGCCTGGAGCAAACTGGTTGGGAACTGTCCGTGGTCAATACGGTGGCGGCACCTCGACCAATGGACTTCCGGCAGGAGGCTCCACTGGTCAGCTGCTTCGCAAGAACGACGGAGCGGACTACAACGCTTCGTGGTATACCTTCACAAAAGCAGATGTCGGTCTCGATCAGGCGAACAACACATCTGACTTGGACAAGCCGATCTCTAATCTGACGCAACAAGCGCTAGACCTGAAGGCTCCGATCGACAGTCCCGAATTCACGACGCACGTTCTGCTGCCGAGCTCCTCAGGTTCCGGCGCAGGTGTGACCTTGGGTCAGGGTTTCCCACCCATGGCTCCTAGCGACGGTGACGTGTGGTTCACGACCGATGGCTTCTTCGGTCGCGTTGGCGCCACGACCATCCAGTTCGGTGGTCGCAGCACTGTCGCAATCCAGGACTTCCAGATGGCGGCTTCCGACATGGAAACCGCACTGACGGCTACTCC